ATCATTCATCTGATCTTCCGAATAATATTGATTACTTTGATTATCATATTGGAACATTAAGCAGGTTTGTTCGCGTGCTAAATATACCAGAGTATACTAAGTCTGAAGTTGAAGATCGATTATGTTCTCACCATCTTTCTAAGTATATAGACGATGCCATAAGTATGTTTCCGGCAAAAACACCAGTCCACTTTACGGAAAATATTCCAAACGATGTACTTGACTTATCTCTAAAGGTTACAGATGAGTTATTTAATGGTTGGAAAAACATGCATACAACAAGTATTGCACATTTGATTCGTAAAGTATATTCGAAGTGAAATCACTTCAAAGCCCTTTTAGCATAGTGGTATTGCGTTCGCCTTGTAAGCGAAAGGTCCGTGGTTCGATTCCACGAGGGGGCACATTCGGCGGTTCAAACGATATCCCGAATGATCCACAAAGAAATTGCATCGTGAATCACTGCTCCCCAGTAGGCTGAATACAGTGACTGCCCAAAACCAAATATCATCCCTAGAATGAGGACGATGGAGCGCAGGAACGTATTTAAAATGGGGTTCGCGGTCGGCCAGAGCAGGACGTTCATTTCTCCCCCTAAATATTTTTTCTTGCAGTAGAGCATAAACACAAAATGGGAGGTGGTCTGATGCAGCTCGTCAGCTACGGCGCGCAGGATATTTACATCTCGGGCAATCCCCAGATCACGTTCTGGAAGATTCTGTACAAGCGCCACACGAACTTCGCTGTGGAGTCCATTGAGGTGACGTTCAACGGTCAGGCGGACTTTAACAAGCGCGTAACGGCTGTCATCAACCGTAACGCCGACCTGATGTACAAGACGTACATCCAGGTTGTACTCCCTGAGATTACCCTCTCAGCCTCGGGCACGACGGGCCTGACGGCGGCGGGTGCTGGTTTCCGCTGGCTCAACTACATCGGACACCGCCTGATCAACCAGGTTGAGCTCGAGATCGGTGGTCAGCGCATTGACCGCCAGTACGGCGACTGGATGCAGATCTGGACGCAGCTGTCGACGGATGCCGGTAACATCTCCGTGCTGGACTCCATGCTGGGCAACACGCACGACCTCGTGCTGCTGAAGCGCTCGACGGGCCTGGCGCTCGATGCGACCTGCTCGGCGTCCGAGACGACGATCTCTTGCGTACCCCGCAACGGCACGCCCGCCAAGACGCTGTACATCCCCCTCCAGTTCTGGTTCTGCCGCAACCCTGGTGTGGCGATCCCCCTCATTGCGCTCCAGTACCACGAGGTGCGCATCAATGTTGACTTCGAGACGTGGCAGAACTGCCAGTACGCCGAGTCGGCTGTCGGTCAGCCCACGGCCGTTGCTGCCCAGTCCCTGGCTGCTGCCTCGATCTACGTCGACTACGTCTACCTCGACACGGAGGAGCGCCGCCGCTTCGCCCAGCAGTCGCACGAGTACCTGATTGAGCAGGTGCAGTACACGGGTGCTGAGTCGATCACGTCGTCGTCCAACAAGGTCCAGCTGAACTTTAACCACCCCGTTAAGGAGCTCCAGTGGGTCGTCCAGCGCGACTCGTTCGTTGACTGCTCGACGGCCTCGTGGCTCGCGTCGGTTGGCGGTGCCCAGCCCTTCAACTACTCCGACGACTTCTCGACGGACGGCATGATTGTGTCGCTGCTCTCGCAGGCGAACTCTGGTGCGGTAGGCAGCGCCGTCGCTACCTACACGGCGTCGGCTCAGCTGGCCACGGCTGTGCTGGGCCAGGCCGGAACGGAGGGCACCTCGCTGATCGGTGCGGACTCCCAGGATCTTGCTGGCGTTGCCGAGTTCGACGCGGGCGTCAACTACCTCCTCGCGAAGGTCATTCTTGCCTCCAACGTGCGCTGCGAGGGCAAGAACCCCGTGGAGGTTGCCAAGCTGCAGCTCAACGGCCAGGACCGCTTCACGGAGCGTGAGGGCGCCTACTTCGACAAGGTGCAGCCTTACCAGCACCACAGCCGCTCCCCGTCCACGGGTATTAACGTGTACTCGTTCGCCCTGCGCCCCGAGGAGCACCAGCCTTCCGGCACGTGCAACTTCTCGCGCATTGACAAGGCCACGCTCCAGCTCACGGTTTCGCTCAACACGGTTGTTGGCACCCGCACGGCCCAGGTACGCGTCTACGCGCTCAACTACAACGTCCTCCGCGTCATGTCCGGCATGGGTGGCCTCGCGTACAGCAACTAAGCGTTCACCTTATTGGTGTTTGCTTGGTAATCGTAATAATTGGAAACGTAACAAAAACACAATTGAGGTTCAAGACTGAGCTTCAATTGTGCTATAAAAATAATGCAGTGGTGGAATCTAGTTGATAAAATCATTTTTATAAATTTGGATCACCGAACCGACAGATTGGAAAACATGCAGCGTTTTTTCACTGAGGCTCGAATTCCTTCCGAAAAGATTGTTCGGTTTTCAGCGATACGCGAAACGCCAGGAATTGTCGGTGCAGCAAAAAGTCATATTTCGGTCTTGAAAATGATACGAGATAATGGATGGGATAACGTACTTATACTAGAAGATGATGTACAATGGGTGAATTACTCAAATGAAATCTTATTGGAACATATCAAAAACCCGTTCGATGTTCTGATGTTAGGAGGAGTGTATTTTCGCACTGAAGGAAATCGTATTACTAAAGGATACCATACATGTTCATACATAGTTAAACGATATTACCTTGTCAGATTATTAGACAACTTTGAATGTGGGTTAAAAAAATTATTATCTAATAAATTCAGTTTATTTCAAAAAAGAAATGAGATGATAAAACATGACAATCACAATCATATAGACGTTTATTGGTGTAAACTACAACAAATAGATAATTGGCGATGTATACTTCCCGCAATGGTTAGTCAAATAGAATCGTATAGTGATAATATAGGCGCGTAATGTTTACGTTGCGTGATTGGCAACGCAATCCTAAACATAAACCAAATTTGATTGTCAATGCTTCAGCTATTGACGGATCTGATTCTCCACAAAAATTCCCCATTGGAATGTGTTTCAAGTATGTTACTTATCAAAATCTGGAAACGCAACTAGGGCATCATGAAAATCTAGTATTTTGTGGAATCCGTGAATCTACAGATAATCTTAGACGCAAAAAAGTACTGAATAGATCGGCTATTGTGCGTATATTATCATCCAATGGAATTGAGAATACAATTCTTCCATCTTCCGAGTATTTTACATCGCTTCCGAGCTATAAATTTGTGATAAGTCCAGAAGGAAACGGTGTGGACTGCCATCGACACTATGAAGCACTTATGGCTGGATGTATTCCGGTAGTAGAAGACAGTATACATGTTCGAGAAGTATACGGGAACTGTCCGATTTTGTACACTACCGATTACTCTGAAATTACGTCAGAGTACCTTGAGAAAAAGTACGATGAAATGATTGATAAGACTTACGATTTTTCAAAGTTGTTTGTGTCGTCATATTCTCCAGACATACAGACTGAAATTCGGAGAAACAGTTCTTTTTGGACACGAATAGTTGAACCGAGAAAAATTCGGTGGGGTATTAAGTAAATAATGAACGCTTCTGCTATTGTGGGTGGTCGTCGCAAGACCCAGCGTTCTTCAAAGATCGGATCCCGACGCAAAGTGTGGAACGGAACGGCCGAAAAAACGAAGGGTGGTTTGACGCGCAAAGATCTGAAAAAAAACAAGCATGGTCGTATTGTGAGCGTCAAGCGCAGTGCACGTGGCGGAGCAATGGCGATGGCTGGTGGATATGATAGCAGCAGTTCTGACGAGGACAAAAAGAAAGATGAGGAATAAATAATGAAAGTCAAGACTTGGCATATTGGATGCCTTGTAGTTTTAGTTCTGGCAGCTCTGTACTTTCTTGTTTCAGTACGTGAAGGAATGGACGATCCAAAGTGTCCAGTTGGTGCACCTGGTATTAGCTCGGTAACTCTGACGGGAGGTCAGAAAGTGCGGTTGTACACTGCAGGTGAATGCTCGGCAATGGGAGGAAACTTTGCGGCGAACGGTGCCAGGAATTGGGGAATGGCTAATGATAGTGTAGGCGAATGTACTGGTACATCAAACGGAATCAATGTTGGTTTCTGTAATCAGTCAGCTCCTCCTTCGGCTGCTGCTCAAGCCGCAGTATCCCCATCATCTGGAATGGGTAGCACAACTCCCATGCCTCCAGGTCCAACGGGAACTGCTGGTAGCACAGCTCCCATGCCTCCAGGTCCAACGGGAACTGCGGGCGGAGCTTCCATGACCCCGGCGGTCCCATCGCCAACTCCATCAACTGCGTCATATCCGGCGTATAGTTTAACGTGTATGGCTGCTCCGGTGTCAGGAATGAAGGGGTCAGTGGGTATGCCCGAAACTCCGGCTGTGTGGAACGTTAACCAGCCTTCGCCGGGATGGAACTCTAAGTACGGATATCATCCAGGAACAGATTCGGGAGGGATGGCGGGTGGGGTAACGAGCAGTATGATGGCAGGGATATCTCCTACTTCAACTAATATTGGAACCCGTTAAGCATTTTAAGGATTAGATATTACTAACATTGGTCTATTCGTATAGTTGGTTAGTACGCGGGACTCTGAATCCCGAAACCTAGGTTCGAATCCTGGATGGACCATAAAGCATTTTAAACGCACCAACTTAAAATGAATAAATGCCAGAGTTTATCGTCGAAGCGAAGACTGTCCAAACAGGCGCTGTTCGCACACTGACGGAAGCTTTGAAGTGTATTCTTGTGGAGATGTCCCTCATTTTT